GCTAGACCTCGTACCGTTTTGAAGGAAGGAGAAAGGCACATGATTACCCAACGCCCCATTAAGAGCCTGTCCGATCTCATGGATGGCGGAGTAGAGGAACGTTTCAACACGGCGATTGCCGAGGTTTGGGAGAACATCTATGACCCCAACACCGAAGCAAGGAAGACCAGAGAAGTGAACATCAAGGTCAAGATCACGCCGAACGAGCGCAGAGATTCGTGCGATTTCCGCGTAAGCGTTGTTCCCAAGCTCGCCCCCAAAGTCGAACTGACGCAAACAGTTATGCTCAATCTGAACGCTGACGGCTCCATCATCGCTACCGAGCGTACCACACAAGTGCCGGGCCAGCTTGATATGGATGGGAACGAAGCGCCCATCCCCAAGACCGTAGACTTTGGCAAACTGCGAGAAGTGACCTAACCTAGAAGGGAGCAATCAAACATGGCAACGAATAACGTTTCTTCCAACGAATCCAAGGCGGCAGGCTTTTTTGTAGGAGCGAACGACCTTGCAAAGTACCTTGTGGAAAACGGCAGAGCGCTTGAACGCGCCAGCATCTCCGCCGAAAAGGAAATAATCGAGATCGAGGGTACGAACTACTGCTGGAACCGAGAAAGCGGGAAATGGGAACCCATAAGGCTCGTCACCATCGTGCCGGAGGACGACCCCGTTGCGCCGGAGTACGTGTTTTACACCCTTGACGGCTTGGTAGACTACATCGCGGAAAACGTAGAGGGACTCATACCCGACGCGAGCCAAGGGCGGTTGATTCTCCACGTAGTAGATCACACCACCGTCCGTCTGATGTCGCATCCTTCCAAGCATCGCAAGCAACGCCACTGTATCGCAAAGAGCTGCGCGCATACGCCGGAAATATCCTTCGGGCGTTACATGGATGCGGAGACGTTCAACACGCAGTTGCTTTCCAAGTTTATCGACACGCCGCCGCGCGCAGAACTTTTTCGCGTAGTGAAGTCGATGACGCGAGAGCAGGCTTGCACTACGACAGACGATGGCGTATCGCAGGTCGTTACGGTAAAGCAAGGCGTTTCCATGGCGCAGAACGTTACCATCAAAAACCCCGTCGCCTTAAAGCCCATGCGCACGTTTACCGAGATCGACCAGCCGGAATCCAATTTCACTCTGCGCGTTGACGAAAACGCCAACTGCGCCTTGCACGAAGCGGACGGCGGCGCTTGGAAAAATGCTGCGGTTGATAGGATAAGCGATTACCTCAGAAAACGGCTCAACGACAAGAATGTCTCCAACGTCGTGGTGATCGCGTAAGAAGACAGCAAACGAACGGGCGGGCGGATGCCCCGCCCGTTCGGAGGATGGAGGTGAAGGGCGTGGCATGGATTGAGCTGCATCAGCAGTTGCCGACGCACCCGAAAACCAAGCGCCTGACCCGCGCCCTCGGACTGGAAGTGCCGAAGGACATACCGCAAGTAGTCGGCCATTTGTGCATGTTCTGGCTTTGGTGCTTGGAATACGCCATAGACGGCAGTTTAGAACGAATGACGGCGCAGGACATAGCGGACGCGGCAGGCTGGTATGGCGACGCGGAACAGTTTATGCGCGCGATGGTGGACGAACGATTCATAGACACGCGAGACGGCGGCTTTATCGTACATGATTGGGACGACTACATCGGTCGCCTGATAGAGTACCGCGCAAAAGAGCGGAGGCGCAACGCCGAAAAGCAGAGGCGGCACCGCGAGCGAGTAAAGCAACAAAAGGCAGAGGCCAAACTACAAGAGGCCCAACAGAGCGAAGAAGAACCATCCGCCAAATGGGGAGATGAATCCTTCGGTGTTGACCCGGAGTGGCTAAGGGTTATCCGCTGCTACGAGGAAAACATCGGACGTGCGCCCTGCGGGACATCCGGCGAGATACTGGCGAGCTACTACGACGATCTGGGGGCAGACATAGTCTGCACGGCGATCAAGGCGACAAACCAAGCCGCGCCGGACAACCCGTGGAGATACCTCAACGCCATACTCAACAAATGGTTGGAGCAAGGCGTAGATACCGTAGAAAAGGCAGAGGCATTAAGCAAAGACCTTGAACGGCGGATAAGCAATGCGAAGAAACGCCGGGAGAACAAGAACGTGGCGAACGAACCACCGGCAATACAAGGGGACTTTTACTGAGGGGAGGCCTGATTCCTTGTCGTCCAACAGCGAATACATAGCGCGCGAAATTGCGAAAGCGGCTGACACAAGTTTCGCAAGCGCGGAAGCGGAAAAGCATTTGCTTGGATGCTTTGTAAAGAAATTTGATGCGTGCCTTTCGCAGTTTGCAGAGCTTGCAGAGGACGATTTCTTTTTCGCAAGCTACCGTACAATATTCAAGGCAATGCGGCAAGCTAGGGCGGAACAACTTAATGTTGATCTGGTAACGCTCAACCAAATGCTGTTCAAAATCGCCCCGCATGAAGAGCAGAAGCTAACCGAGGAAGTGGTGGAGTGCGTAAGGCCCATATTTACCACGGGCTTTATAGATAGCTATCTCACCATCGTCAAAACGCTATCGACAAGGCGGAAAGCCATCGCCCTTTGCGAGCAAATGCGGCGGCAGCTCGCCGACCCAGCGCAGGACATAAACGCCATAATGGACAAGATGCGCACCGAGGCGGGAGACATATCCGTTGGCAAGCATAGCTGGGTGTCAATGCAGGACGTGATGCTTGCGACGTTTGAATATCTGGAACAGCGCGTAAAAGGCACGATAACGAGCATCACGACGGGCATCAAGAATGTCGATGCCGTCATAGGCGGATTCTTCGGAGGGGAGCTTACGGTCATAGGCGCGCGTCCGGCTGTTGGTAAATCCGTGTTCGGAATGAACGTAGCGCTTGCAGCCGCGGAGCAAGGATTCCACGTGGGAATCTGCTCGCGCGAAATGACGAACATCCAGTACGGCCAGCGCATCCTATCATACGAAAGCTACGTGGATGGAATGAAGCTGCGAAAGGCGGAAGTAAGCGACGATGACTGGAATATCATCGCCGAGGGGCTTGGGGAAGCCTCGCGGCTCCCGATAGAGTTTCTGTTCACGGTGCGCACCGTGGAAGATCTGCGCGCGGAGGTACAGCGCAAGGCACACCGCGGAGAGTTGGACATGCTCATCGTTGACTATCTACAGCTCATGGCAACGGCACAGCGATTCAAGGAAGACCGCTTGCGCGTTGGCTACATCAGCAAGGCCCTTAAAGACATAGCGGTAGACTACAATATCCCCGTTATCGCTTTGGCGCAGGTAAAGCGATACGCAGGCGGGGCGCGCGCCAAAATGCCGACACTGGAAGACCTTAAAGACAGCGGCAACATTGAGCAGGATGCGGACGGCGTTATCTTCCTGCACAATCCATACGATGAAGAAGATGACTACGTAGACCCGCGCGACAAGCCGCACTTTAGGGACTATATCGAAAAGGGCTACACTTACCTTTGCCTCGGAATAGCCAAACAGCGGCAGGGCAGCACAGGGAAGGCCTGCGTGCTGTTCGATAAGCGAACGATGCACTACTACGCGATTGACCGCAGCGGCAGGGAGGAACAAGGGGCATGATTCAGACGCAGAAAGTGATGTTTGTTGTGCCGGGCGAGCCAATAGGGAAAGGCAGGCCGCGCTTCCGGCAAGTAGGCCAGTACACGCAAACGTATTCCCCAAAGCAGACCGTGAATTATGAATCCCTCGTAAGGCTCGAATATCACGCCCAATGCGGGAACCACGTCTTCTGCCAAGACGCTGCCTTGGGAATGAGAATAACAGCATACAAGCCCATACCCAAAAGCACTAGCAAGCGCAAGACCTTGCAAATGCTCGATAACGTCATCAGGCCGACGAAGAAGCCAGATTGGGACAACATCGGGAAGATCGTTTGCGATGCGCTTAACAAGACGGCGTTTCACGACGATGCCCAGATCGTAGACGGCAGCGTTATCAAATGCTATTCAAAGCAGCCGCGAATCGAGGTTGAAATCTGGGAAATAGCGGAGGGTGGTTGATGCGAGCATGGGCGACAAACGCGCAGAGCGAGCGGCTCTTTTGATACTCAAAGAGGCTATGCCGGAGCTTACACGCCAGCAGGCAAGCACCATAAGGGGGCAAATCCTCAAAGGAGAAATATACGCAGCCATGCGTGGCTTACATCGGATTCTACAAGCGACGGATGGCGCAAAGAAAGCGCGCGACATGGACAGGAACGTACCCTGCTACAAATGCGAAATCCGTTATCCGGGCTGCCACGCTGTGTGCATGAAGTACGAGGCGTGGAGGATTACGCGAAAGAAGGAGGCCACGGAGAGGCGGCAGGATAAAGAGGCCTGGCTAGTGGCGCGGGCAGGCGCGAGGCGGCGAAATAGGAAACGGAAATGAGAGGGAGGATGGAACATGGGCAAAAAAACAAAAATCGACTGGGCGGACGCGACGTGGAATCCCGTCACCGGCTGCCTGCACGGCTGCGAATACTGCTATGCGCGGAGGATTGCGGAGCGGTTCGGTTCAAACCTGATGCCGATATTTACGAATTACCCTGTGCTTGATGAACCGGTGCGGAGCGTTGGATTTGATTGCGGAAAAACCCAGCCATATCCGTTCGATTTCACGCCGACCTTCCACCGCTACCGCCTCGACGAGCCGCAGCGCTGGAAAAAGCCACGCAACATATTCGTGTGCAGCATGGCCGACCTTTTCGGCGAGTGGGTGCCGGATGAATGGATTCGGGAGGTTATCAACGCCTGTCTTGCCGCTCCGCAGCACCGATACCTGTTTTTGACGAAGAATCCAGCGCGATATATCAAGTTGGCGGAAAAGAATAATTTGCCAGATGCTGACAACATGTGGTATGGCAGCACGACAACAACACCCGAAACAGAGTTTTTCTTTTCCAGCGGACACAACACGTTCTTGAGTGTCGAACCGATATTGAAACCATTCGCTGATTCTCTTGGAGGCGGCGTGCAGGCTTGCGAAAAGACAGATTGGATTATCATTGGAGCTGAAACCGGCAGCCGAAAGGACAAGGTAACCCCGAAAGCAAGCTGGATCATGGATATTGTGCAGAACGCGGAAACAACCAACACGCCTGTTTTTATGAAAGAGAGCTTGCGCGATCTGATGGGCGACGACTTCCGGCAGGAATTTCCGTGGGAGGTGTAGTTTGTGCAGACAATTATAATGACCATCAAACCCGTCCACCTTAGACA